GCTGCAGCTTAGATCTCTGATAAAAGATATATCAAAGTTTTATGGCATTGAGTTTACAGAGGTGAATAATGTGACCAGTAAGATGGTTTATGAGGCGACACCACTGGCTAAGAAAGCGCATGGTATCACGGCGGGCGTATACGCGCCGACATTTGAAGAGCTGATGATGTACTCAGAAACACTTCAGGCCTTCTTGAAGAAGTATCCGAACATTAAGACGCACGTAGAAAAATTGTATGGACAAACAAGGTCCGCCAGTCGACATGCCGGCGGTGTTGTAATAGGAGAGAGATTAAATGAATGGATGCCGCTTATTAACAGTGGTGGCGTCCGACAGACACCTTGGAGTGAGGGACAAAATGTTAGACATCTGGAACCAATGGGCTTTATTAAGTTTGATATTCTTGGATTGGCTTCTTTGCGAATGGTTGAAGGTGCTATAGAACGCATCCTTCAAAGGCATCATGATATTAAAAAGCCAACGTTTGAGCAAATAAAAGCCTTTTATAACGAGCATTTGCACCCAGACAAGATTGACTTAAGTGACAGCAAAGTCTGGAAGAATGTATTTCACAAAGGTAAGTGGGCCGGCATCTTCCAGTTTACCGAAACAGGCGCTCAGTCGTTTTGCAAGAACGCTAAGCCAGACAATATTACTGACCTGGCAGCCATCACCAGTATTTATAGGCCCGGCCCCCTGTCTGCAGGCGTAGACAAGATGTTTATTGGAGCCAAGAGAAACCCCGGCGACGTAGAATATTTAAATGACACGGTCAAGAAAGAAACAGAAGAGACATACGGATTCTTAATTTTCCAAGAACAGATAGCAATGCTTGCGCATAAGCTGGGCAAAGATTTATCCCTAGATGATGGAAACAAGCTCCGCAAGCTTTTGACAAAGAAAGGCACCGGGTCTGCTCAAGAGCAAAAAGACAAGATCTTCGACAAGTTTCACAAGGGCTGTCTTGAGAAGGGTATGGCCTCACACGAGGCAAGAGAGCTTTGGAATAAGTTTGAATACTTTTCAGGCTATGGCTTTAACAAGTCACACGCTGTCTCATATTGCATCCTCTCCTTTCAATGTGCCTGGTTACTCAACTACTATCAAACTGAGTGGCTCGCGGCCTTTCTAGATAAAGAACCCGCGACGAGGAAAGAAAGAGCAATCTCAACAGCAAAATCTTTTGGCTATAATGTCGAAGCTCTAAACGTCAATACTTCAGGAGTTGTTTGGGAAGTCAGCGCCAACGGAAAGACGCTGATACAGCCCTTAACCTCGATAAAGGGCCTAGGCAGCGTGGCCATTCAACAGATTATAAAACATCGACCATTTAATACTGTTGAAGAATTCTTGTTTGACGAGAATATAAAGTACTCTAAGCTGAACAAGAAAGCCTTAGATGCTCTTTGCCGAGCCCAGGCCCTCAACGATCTGGTCGATGACCGCTTCACTGGTCTTAAACATTTTTGGCAGGCATGTGTCACGGACCGGCCGCGAAAACTAAAGAACCTGGAAGAAAATATTATTACGTATGCTGCAGAGGGTGAATTCACAGAAGAAGAAAAGCTGGAATCTCTGGTTAGTCTTACAGGGGTATTCCCGATAAACTTAGTAATCACTGATGCGATAAGGAATAAACTAAACGAACTATACATTCCTCCGATCTCTGAATATGATGCAGAACTAGGCGTGACTTGGTTTATTCCAAGAGAATGCAAACTAAAGAAATCAAAAAATGGTAAGAATTTTTATGTCGTCAAGGTTATTGATGACAACAATGAGACCAATACAATCAGATGCTGGGCAGTGGACCCGAACAGGGACATCGTTCATATTAACCGGCCATATATGGCAAGACTTAACTACGACCCAAACTGGGGGTTCTCAACCTTCAGCGTAAGAAGAATGTTTAAGCTATTAGCATAAGGAGAAAATAATGCTAGAAGAGAAAGTAAAAGTATACAAAATGAGAGACAACGCCATGATGCCCGAGCGCTACCATGCAGCCGATGCAGGGATGGACTTGTTCTTCGCCCCGGAGGATGGGGAAAGTGTGGTCGCCCAACCCGGACAGTCCCTCGTCCTAGGCACTGGCCTTAAAATTGCTGTGCCAACAGGACACATGCTACAGATTATGAATAAGTCCGGCGTCGCAACAAAGAGACAGCTTGTCACGGGAGCATGTGTGGTTGATAGGGGCTACAACGGCGAGATCTTTGTGAATCTTCAGAACATTGGGAAAGAACCGCAAACGATCCATCCGGGATCTAAATTAGCACAAGGAGTGTTCATCCCGGTTTCAATCCCGATTATGTTTGAAACCGAAGAAGATAAGGTATATTCTAACAAAACAGATAGGGGCTCTGGCGGCTTCGGGTCGACAGGAGAATAGAGATGGGGTTAGCAAGAAAAATTAAAAGAAAGCAGCAAAACGCTTTCATGAAAGAATTTAAGAAGAAGATGAAGCAGTTTAAAAAGCTTGTTAAGTGTTCCGGCTGCGGAAAAGTCCCGGCTCAAGGAGAGAGCATCGACAACTGGAAGATCAATCAAGAGAGTGAAAACATTGACTTGCTGTGCATAGACTGCTTCCAACCACCAACAATCGAACCTCCAGAACAAAACGATGAAGTTTAAGCAAGCCCACTCTTTCGACGATGTTCTTCTTGTACCGTCAAAAAGCTCGATAGGATCCAGACAAGAGATTGATCTTACAACTTCTTTAGGGAATTCTAGTTTCCGGCTGCCGATTATTTCTAGCCCTATGGATACTGTTACCGAACTTGAGATGATGCTAACTCTTTTGCACCACGGCGGCCTAGGTATTGTTCATCGCTACAACAGTATCTCTCAGCAGGCCAACATGTGTGCTATAGCCAGGGACAGACTGGAAGAGTCGAGCGGCAACGCAGCTAATATTTCTGCAGCCCTGGGAGTTTCATCGGATATAGAGGACCGGTCCACATCTTTATATGACGCAGGAGCGCGCATATTCTGCATCGACATCGCCCATGGGCACCATGTATATATGGAACGCGCAATCAAGACTCTACGTGATATCTTTGGCGAAAGCATAACCATAATAGCCGGCAACATCGCGACACCAGAGGCCTATAGGGATTTATCAGACTGGGGCGCAGATGCAGTGCGTATCGGAATTGGCGGCGGATCAATTTGCTCAACCAGAATACAAACCGGCCATGGCATGCCCACCTTTCAATCAGTGCTGGACTGCAGCCGCGAGGATGGCGCAGCCATCGTTGCAGACGGGGGAATAAAAACCGCTGGAGATATCGTCAAAGCTTTGGCGGCAGGCGCCGACATGGTTATGTTGGGGTCATTGTTGGCGGGAACAGATGAAAGCCCGGGCGATGTATTCGCCTCTGCCGACGGCCGCAAATACAAAGTCTACCGCGGCATGGCAAGTGTTGAAGCCCAGGTCGACTGGAGAGGACATGCCAGGTCTCTGGAAGGTATCACAACGACAATCCCCTATAAGGGCAGCGTGAAAAATATTCTTAAGAATTTAGAACAGAATATTAAGTCAGGTTTATCTTACACTGGTGCTAGAACGATATCAGAGTTTCAAGCCTCCGCCCGGTTTATACAACAAACAAACGCTGGCCAACTAGAGAGTGGCACGCATATCTTAAATAGATGACCATAAAGAAGGTTATCTTCGAGGAAGAAGATGAACAACATGCAAGAATGCTAATCCGGCTTCGTTATGACAGACTAACTCAGGGTAACTTCTTTAGGGGCTTGGTTGAGATGTATGTAAAGAATGATTTGGATATGGTAAAAGTGATTGAAAAGATTAAAGTAGAAAAAAGCACAATGGGTAAAACCAAACGTCAGCGCTCAACAAAAGAAATAGAAACAGGAGAAAGTATGATGCAAGAGATGGGTCTATCAAAAAGTGAAAGGAATTTTATATATGATTTAATTGAGGAAGATTTTGAAGAATAAAGAATGCTCGGAAGAAAACTGTAGATGCTGGATTGATTATCCAGAAGATGACAACTGTATCTATGAAGCGATAAAGAAACACGGCAATATGACGCTGGATGAAATATCAAAAAGATTGGGCATTTCATTAGTAAGAGTGTCGCAGATAGAAAAGCAGGCGTTGAAGAAGCTTTCGAAGAGAATAAAAAAATGAGTTTATCGAGTTCGAAGACTATTTATTTATGTATTTTACACCATTTCTGTATACAAAAGGAGATTTTTTAAATGAGTGAAAAGAAACTACTTAACGAAAACACTATTCGTCGATTCATGAAGTTGGCAAATGTTGAGCCTTTGACCAACAGCTTTCTCAAAGA